GATACACGTCTGTAACGCTAACGCCGTCTAAACCATCAGCGCCGTTCTGTCCTGCTGGCCCTACTGGGCCTTGTAAGCCTTGCTGACCCTGTGGCCCTTGTAGGCCTTGCGGCCCTCGCTGACCCTGTGGCCCTTGTAGGCCTTGCGGTCCTTGTGGGCCTTCTTGTTTAGAAATCTGTTTAACTTTATTCTGAAGATCAACAAGCTTTTTAAGGATAGCTATGTTGTTCATTATAGTTCCTCTTCTTCATTCAACAAACTCATAAACCTTTCATATTCTTCCCGCTCTTCTGAGGACATCTGTGACTCTTGTGTTTTAGCTTCTGTTTCCTTTTGCTTAATATCTATCTCTTTTTCTTTTAGCATCAGCTCAGCTAGGCGAATGCGGCGCTCAAAGTCAGCGTCCGTCTCGCCGTCGTTGTTACTGTCTGCATATTTGAGTGTAAGCTCTTGTGGGTACAGCTCAGCTTCCGTGTTGTACTTAGTTGCACGTGACTGGCTCTCAGCAGCTTGTGCTTGGAGTAGCTGCACTTGGCCTTGCAGGACAGCCATTTGCATTTGCTGCTGCTGCATTGCTGCTTGCTGTGCTTGTGGATCCGGCTGTGAGCCTGCTTCAATAGCAGCGATAAGCTCATCACGGTTCGTAACGTTTAAGTGGTCGATGATTCCTTTGATGATTGCGCCATGTGCTGGAGAGTCTGGCGGAACAACTTGAAGAATCTGCGAGAGCTGTGACACTTCGTACTCACGCGCCATAGCACCAAGAGAACTAAACGGCTTAAACTTGTAGTCTTTAACCGGATAGTTTTCTGGATCAAACTGCATGTAGCGCCATGCAGCCTTACGTACAAACGGCAGCAGGAAGTTCTCTTGGAAGTTAAGCAGCGTGCGCTTCTGGCGCTTAACAATAGCACCCATACTCATGGACATGCCAGCAGCGGTGACATCGTTTTGGACTGTGGGCTGCGTCATGTCGCCAGCGCCTGTCGCTTGAGAGACCATCTGCTGTAGTTGTGCGCCTTGCGCAAACGTAACTTGGTCCAGTCCGCCAATCTTAAAGGGCATGATGGCGTCTGCTGGGTTGCCGTTAGTTAGCAGCATACGTCCCGGCTTGACTTCAAGGTTAGCGCCACGTGGAATACGCGTAGCGTCTACAGCCACCATTGGGTGTGTAGTGAGGGCTAAGGCGTCGATGCGAGCACGCAGCTCAGCATCCAGTGCTTTCTGCGACATGTAGCCTTTTTCGCACACACCACGGCCCCAGAACCTTGATGGCACTGTGTCCCAGCTAAACGCTACGACAGGGCGGTCTTGCATCATGTAAGGCGACGGAATAGCTTTAAGCAACACACCTTCGTTTGCTAGCACAACAATAGACTCGACGTAGAACGAATCCGTTTCGATGTCCTCTTCGTCTACACCGGCAGCAATCAGTAAGTCACGTGGAACCTTACCGTAGTATTTCAGGAGGCGGATACGATCCACAGGGCGTACGTCTAAGCCCCTGTCGATTTCTACTTCGTCATCAGACGGCGCGTCACCTACGTACTCTTCACGATACACGCCTTGCTCTTGCAGCTCTTCGACTACGTGTCGTGACACAAACTCATCAACAGCGCAGCCTAACGCTTCTTCAATGCACGTAGCGTTTGGATCAATCAAGAAGTTCTTTGGCAGCACTGGCGTTAGTTTGACGATTGGACGATACTTAATCTCAACGCCGTACTCTTGCATAGCGCCGTCCATTGCGTCACGTGTAGCAGGTGCGTATTCTTTAATTTCCTCAATGCTAACTTCTGCAACACCTGTGCCGAACACAGCAGCGTTAATTAGACACTCAGACACAGAGCTACGTACGCGAGCACATTCAAAGTCTTCGTGTAACTTCTTACGTAGATACTCAATGTCCGTAGCGTCTTGATCCGCTACGTCATCGTCAATGTCAAATATCTTTCCACGGCCAAATGTAGCCTCTTCCAGTTCCGCTACGTTAGACTCAACAGCCTGCGCCAACGCTGGTGCGATTAGCTTTGACTTTTCTGACTCTCGTGTCTTGTCTTCTACGGCCCATTGATTACGAAATAGACGATAGTATTCTTCATGCTTCTCTGAGTAGTTGGACGTATAGTGGTCACGCCACTCTTGACACTTGTTAAGTACCCACTCTTGCAGGTCCATATCAGACGTTAAGTTTGTTGTGTCGTCCTTGAATATATCCACATCAATTCCTCAATCAGTAGCCCGACACTTCGTCGATAGGCATCCAGTATTCTGTTTCATCTGGCTCAAAGTATGGAACAATAGCCATTTGGTCTATGTATGCTAAAGCGTCTAGTAAGTCGTCATGTACTAGCTTGGACGGAAACGCAGACGCCTCATCAATGAATGTCATGTTCCAGTCTGAGTTACGCTTTAGTTTAATTTTGCCGTGTTCGAAGCGCCCTTGCAAAGCCCACAGTATGCGATCCTCTTTGCGCTGATTGCCGTGTGTCAGCAAGTCGATACGGAATGTTCTATGCGACCTACGCATAATGTCTTGTAGTGGCGACATAACGGCTTGCTGTGCTATACCTTTTTCGATACCTACACCGACAGGCTTGTATTCTGACACAGCATCAAAGATGTTACGTACTGTTTCGTCTAGCGTCCAGCGTCCAAACTTAATGTCTTCTACATGCCATAACCCAGATGTGTCCACATACACAATAGCCATTGCAGAGTTATCTCGGCGTTTAGTCTTGGCCCTCTGGTTAGACTCAAAGCCAGCCAAGTCCACAGCAATATAATAGTCTCCAGCGGTCGTCTTGTCCAGTTCGTCATAGTACTGAAACTCCTCAACGTTAAAGAACTCAGAGCCTCTAGCGTCAAAACTAGCCATGTACTCTTGGCGGAACGCCCAGCCCGGCAGCGTTTCTTTAGCTGCATCGATTTCTTCTTCGGCCAAGAACGGATTGTCGTAGCTTGTAAACGTCCACGACTTGTATCCTTTCTTGTTTAACGCACCGGCCTCATACATATCATAAAAGTGATTACGGCCTTCCGGTGTGCCAATAAACAACGCTTCACCTTGCATGTCCGACAGCGCAGGACGTAGGATGGCATCCCACACGTCTTGCTTCATGAACGCATACTCGTCCATTACTAGATACTTTAACGACACACCACGCAGCGTGTCGGGCCTGTCAGCACCTTTCAAGTATATTGTGTTGTCACCAGCGAGCGTAATGGTTAGATTGTTGACGTTATGTCCTACGATTATGTCGCCAGCTAGTTCCCATATCTTGTCCCACATAATGTCACGTGACATGCCTTGTGTCGGCGCTACGTAGAACACCTTACCCGGATTGCCGTCTAGCGCCTTAACGATTAGCGCAACAGCAGCTAAGTGAGACTTACCGCATCGTCGGCCAGCAGCCACAACCTTAAAGCGTGAAGGGTCGTGAAACACTTCTTCTTGCCATGGCGTTAGCGTTAAGTCTACGTTAGCCATTAGAAGCTGTATCTGTTAGGCGTTGCGTTAGCGTAGGGCGACGCTGGTGAAATCTGATTAATGCTGTTAGGCATGACGGACTGAATAGCTGCTTGTAGTTCGTCTTGCGGTACAGCGTCTGTTGGCGTGTCCGCAAACGGCATGTCGCTTTGTGTCTGTATGTTAGACGGTAAAGCACCTAAGCGTTCTTTCATGCGCGGCAATACGTTTTCATTTTGATTAACATCTGTGTGATGTACATTAGCGTAAAGGTCAGCTAGGGCTGTGTAGTCTTTACGGACTAAGAAGTCTTTTACTAATGGAATAGTTCTTTCTTTACGCAGCAACACATCAGATAAGAACAGTTCGTCAGATTGCTTACGTGACAGCTTTCTAGGATCGTTGTGCTTCTTGGCTTCTTTAATCCACTTTGGCTGCTCTAGGTTGGCTACTTGATATGCTTTGCTTGCTCTGTTTAAAGCAACCTGAAAAGACGACAGAGTGCCCTCCTTTTCGTTGCCGTTCTCGTTGAGGTACTGGTACACACCTTTAGCTGACGATTCTTTATTAGCAGCGTCTAGCTTGTTATCAGATTCCATAGAGCCGATACGGTCATACATCTCTGCTAACGCAGCGCTGGTGGCCTTGGCGTCTACACCTAGCATCTTATCGAGGAGCTTAACTTCTAGCTCTGTGGGCTGTCGCTTAGCTTTGCTCATCGTTGTCCTCGATGTCTCCAGAGTGCCCATCAATAGTAACACCAGTGTCAGATGAAACGCCCAAACCGCTGATGTTAATTGACACACTAGCTTGTTGCTTACCATCATGCGTAAAGCCTGCTACCGGCAGCAGTCTGTCAGCTAATAGCTTCATAGCTACTGGTTGGTTCTTGTGTTCATCGTCCAAGGCTACCGTAAACAAATGCTCAATGAGCTTTTCAGACTTAGGATTTAACAATAAGCGCTGTCTAAACTCTTTTAGCTTTGCGCTTTGCTCTCGTTTTGTTAAACTGTTTGTAGACTCTAAGTCTGCTTTACGTGGCCTTCCGACTTTCCTGCCTGTTGTAGACACAATATCTCCAAATGCTTACGTAACGCTTACGTAACGTCGGCGTTACGCCGTATACACAAGAAAGAATGTACGTAACGTAGCGTTACGTTATATAATGTTACATATAATGTGTATGTAATGATACGTTATGCTATATATTGTACACATAATATGTAACTTAATGTTTCGTTACGCTACATTAAACTGTATTAAGCCTTACGACCTCATACTGAACGTTAGGTAAAGGTCTGTGTGCCAGCGCAGCGTGTCGTTACGCTAGGCGTTAAACACTTGTTGCACTATATGCTTACTATCTTAGCATATTTTTAGGCAAATGTCAAGAGTTTAGAGGGACTTTTGTGTAATTTGTGGTAACTTAACGCCCGCATACAGTCCGTCACGGCCGCAAACAGTCCACCTTTTTGCAGCTTTGCGCCACTTTGCGCTAAGCCTAGTGTTTATGCGGCTTGTAGCGTAGTGTAACCAGTGACAAAATGAGTCAAATAGTTACCAATTATGTCACTTTTGGTAACTCGAAGTTCCTTTTTGCAAGCCGAAAGTTCCTTTTTGCAAGTCGCAGCGCCAACCCCGCGACGGCCAGCCCGCCACAGCCCCTCCCCCGGCCCCATTCACGGGCTGAATAGCGACCATTCACAGGCTGAATGCCCAGGTTGGCACGCTTCTTGCACGCGGAGGCAGACATTCACGGGATCAATGCGGACATTCATGAAACAAATAGCATGCGTTTGCATGGCGTATGCTTACATGGACAGTATGCAAGCTGTATGTACGTACAGTACTGTATGTTTGTACAGTGTTTTATGCGGAGCGCGAAGGGGCATGGTGGG